GCAGCAACAGGCCTTGGAGGCCCAAGGGATCCAGCAGCAGAAAGAGGACATGCTGTTCCAGCTTGAGTTGGCTGAGAAGCAGGCCAGGGTCAGCGAGATGCAGGCACGGGCGACGCAGGCGGAAGCATTGGCGGCGAGGGCACTTGCCAGCATTGAGATTGACCAGTTTACGGCGGTGGCTGATGTTGAGAGTGATCGTGTAAAAAGCGTCTTGAAATCCGCAGAGATATTCGCAAAGATCACTGACGACAGTGAAGTTATAACCCGATAATGTAAGAGGAATATAAGATGGCGGGCGAAAATGGTACAGAGGACAATGATCAGTTTGCAGGCTTCACCACTCATGAAGCAGACGGCAAAGAGTCGGGCACCAGTGAGGGTGCGCAGAACACAGGAGTAGACGGCGATGACGGGGCTTCAACCAACTCCGATGAGGGGAACACTGACGAAGGCGGAGACGAAGCAGCATCTGAAGAACTGGACGGCGCTGGGAGCGGGGACGATACCGATACCGACGAAGACGGTGATAACGCCGCCGACGAAGAGGGAGACGGAGATCATATTGAAGGCGAGGAGCTTGGGACCGACGACGATGTATCAGAATCTGGAGACGGTGAAGGCGGAGATGGTGATGGAAAGCCAAAAAAGAAGACAGTCCGCGAACGCATAGGCGAGGTTACAAAGGCTCGCCGCGTAGCAGAGCGCCGCGCCGAGACCGCTGAAAATGCCCTTGCGGCTGTTAACGCACGTCTGGAGGCTCTTGAAAAAGGCTCGACAAACGACGACGGCGATGGTAGTGAAGAAAATAGCGATCAAGGCAGCGATCTTAAGGCACCCAGCCCCGACGACTTCACTTATGGGGAGATGGACCCGAAATACACCGAAGCTTTGACCGACTACCGCATGGATCTTCGCGAGGAGAGAAACAGCGCAAAGCAAGAAACAACCCGGCAAGCGGAGGCCGAACAGCAAGAAGCTGTGGAACTCCAAACCGCGATGGATGATACAATCGCTGTAGGTGTTGAAGCCTATGATGATTTTGAAGACGTCGTCGTCAAGGCAGTGGATGACGGAAAATTTCCACTCTCGCCAGCATTGGCGTACATGGGCGTACACAGTCCAGTGGGGCATCATGTGCTTCACCAACTCGCAAACGATTTGCCGTTGGCAAAGAAGATTGTCGCAATGCCTGCTCACGAGCAGATAGCAGAATTCGGTCGCTTATCAGCGCAGTACACTGAAGACAGTGGAAAAAAACCGAAGCCAAACAAAACCCCTCGGGCCACACCTCCCCCTTCCGGTCGGAAAGGTCAGAAAGGGCCTAAAAAATTCAACGCTTCAACCAGTAGCTTCGATGATTTTGAAAAGACCATGAACGAAGACTTGGCGAGGCAACCGAAGGAATTCTAGAAATGGGCGACAATGCCTTACTTGACGCCACCGAGTACGCAAAGACGATGCTTCTTCTTTTTAAGAACTCGCTAGTAGCTGGTCGGCTGGTAGATGGTCAGTTCAGAAATGAAGTGACCGATGAAAACGGTCTTACGATCAACATCAAAAGACCTCCGCAGTTTGTGGCGCAAGATGGCGAGGCTTTGACTCTCCAACCTGTCGTCAATGGCTCAACACCTGTCGTAGTCGATCAGTACAAGAATGTCCATCTCGACTACGGTGATCTTGAGTCTATTCAGTCAGTCAACCAACTTGTTCACGACGAGTCAATGAAGGCCGCAGCTTCCGAGCTTGCGCACACTATTGACTCTGCTGTTCATGCTGTCTTCCCGGAGTTTGCAAGTAGCGTCGGTACACCTGGGACGACTATTGGCTCGGCGCAGCAATTCAACGCTGTACACACGCAGTTGATGGACCAAAGTGTTCCTAACTCTGGTCTCCGCTCTGTTGTTTCATTCAACGATGGTGAACTTATTCGTGGGTCACTGATCGGTGGTGATAATGCAGGGGCCGGTATCAGCGATGAAAGAACGTCGGTCACGTCTTTGTCCAGAACGCGTATTCCGATCCTGTCAGAAATCGACTTGTTCGCTACGAACAACACACAGTCGATTGTGGCAGGGGACCGTGCAGTTGGTACAGCTATTATCAACGGTGCTGCTCAGAACGTCAACTACCGTGCCGTGAAGGACACCAACCAGCAAACGCTCAACCTTACGACTGTTGCGGCTGCTGAGGACTTCGCGCGTGGTGACACGTTCACAATTGCTGGTGTTTTCGCGGTCAACCAAAAGAGCCGTCAGGTTCTTCCTTACCTCAAGGAATTCGTTGTTCTTGAGGACGTGTCAGCCGCAGCCAACGCGGTCGCTCTGACAATCTGGCCTCCGATTATCGTCAGTGGTACGAATGATGGTTTCACCACCTTTACAAACACGGCTTTCGTGACTGTTTCGGCTGCGCCTGCCAATGGTGCTGCTATTACTTTCTCGACCGCTGCGGACTCGATCACACCGATCCGGGTGGCCTTCCACAAGAAAGCTATCTCCCTGGTAGGTGCCAAACTCCGCACGCCGCTCTCTGACAGCTCAAGCTTCATATCAGATGCCCAGACGGGTATTGGTATTCGCTACTGGCGTGGCTCCGACATTACGACAGGCCGCCACATCCACCGTTGGGACACAGTGTTCGGTGTTCAGATGCTTCAGCGAGAGCTGGGTGCCCGCGTAAACGGAACGTAGAACCGTTATGGCTTACAATCAATTTGGGAAGGGTGCGCCGTCTGACGCACCCTTCCCTAATCACAGCAAACCGAGAGGACGACCTAACATGGTTAGAGGCAAAGGGCCAAAGCCCTATAAATTCCAGGAATGGCCGAAGATGTTCTACCACCCTGAGACAGGCGATCCTGGAGTATTCAGGAAAGCAAGCATGGTTCCAGACGGGTACGTCGATCACATCTCCAAGGTCGGTAAAACCGAAGAAGACCTTGAAGCTGATAAACAGGCGGTTATCGACGCCGACGTCGCCGCGCAGAGGCTGCTCGATGACGCAGCCGCAGACGAGCTGAAAGCTCAGAAGGCGGATGATAAAGCCGCAAAGGTGATCTTCAAGAAATTGAAGACAACCAGAGACGAAGCTGAAGCCATGCTCGATGAAGACAACATCGTGCTTGACGCTGACGCTGACGACCTGGCAATCGCAATGGCTTTGCAGGAGTTGTTGGAAGATGACGACAGCGAGTGATCTTGTAAAAAATGCGTACAGGGAGGGCAACCTGGTCCCCCTGAACGCAACTACGGGCGTACCAGTTACGACGGAAGGTCAGGATGCTGAAGGCTTGGCGTTGCTTAATCGCTTCATTTTCAGCCTTTTAGGTTTTGAGTTGGGGGAGTTTTCTCTGGACTGGCCCGTACCGCCGTCGCAGACGTCAGATGTTCCCGCACGTTACCCTATTCTTCCGAAGGGGACGCAACTCAGGAGCGATCAGTGGCCATACCCGCCTGCTAACGTGCAAGTTATTACAAAGCTCGTTGAGGACACCACAATATTTCTGACACAAGACCCTGAAGACGGCGCACGCGTCCAGTTCTCAAATATAGGCGACCCCGACACATTCAACCTGACAATTGACGCTAACGGACGTCTCGTTAAAGGGGCGCTGGTTTCAGTAGAGACTCCCGGCGCCCTTGATGGCCAAATCCTGTTTTACAGGGCGGACCTGAGTGACTGGCAGCTCGTAACTACTCTGACAGCGGACGATGACAGCCCCTTCCCTCTCGTTTACGATGATCTTTTGGAGGTGGCGACATTTATTCGACTTGCGCCGCGCTACGGACGTAGTGTGTCAGCTGAGACGGCGACGACGTTTAAACGGCTCATGACGCGCGTGAAGACACAGTACAGGCAGAAAATGCCCCAACCCTCATCTGAACCAAATGGTTTCTTTTTACCAGCGTCAGACTCACAGCGTCACGGCTTTAACTTTGGGGATGGGCTTCTCAGATGACATCGGTTCCTTTAGGCCAAAGTGCATATGAGCGGACCTACGGACAGGAACCAGAGGTCGCACTTCTAAATCGCTTCCACGAGCGTACACCAACAAATCAAGTAGAGCAGTCCGTGCTGCTGGCGCGTCCTGGCGATACCTTTTTTACGGGCGCCGGGGAAGGGCCTATCCGCAAACTGGCGCACCAGCCAGGTGCATTCGACGGCGACCTGTTCTTTGTTTCTGGCGAGGAGTTGTTTCGATACGACGGTACGACGATCACGCCGATTATAGGCACCTTGCAGCTGGGCGGCAACCCATCCACGACCTTTGTAGCTGGCCCCGGATTTGAGCACCTGTTTATCACTGACGGCCAGTTGCTGCAGTTTTATGACGGACCTACGGCGGCGACCTCGACCTTGACTGTGTCAGGCGGAAACATTGTCGCAACCGACGTGATCCAGGTTGACGCCGCTTTCTACGAGTACACGGCGGGATCTGTGGACGCTGGAACACCTATGGGCACGGTTGGCGACCCTTATCTAATTGCTCTCGGGGCTTCCGACACAGACGCCCTTCTGAACACCCTCAACGCGCTGAACCTGACTGGCATAGCCGGGACGGACTACAGCACTGCGACACAAATAAATGTGAATGTCGAAGGGACTGCCAGCGACGCCACGACGCTCGACGTAGCAGCTCGCGTGCGAGGCTCCGCAGGCGACTTGATCGACACAACAGAGACCGGCGCCAACATTGCCTGGACCGGCCTGACGCTCTCAGGAGGCGGCATTGAGGCTCTAAAGGGTATTGCCACACCAGATGACGTCGCTTATGTCAGCCTGATGACGCTGGCACAGTTTGCCTTGTTGATCGTGGCCAACTCTCAGCGCTTCTATTGGATTCAGCCAGGGGCGACCACTATCGACGCTCTGGACTTCGCTGAAGCGGAAAGCGAACCGGATGAGCTGATTGAGGGCGTCAGGATAGGTGACAGTGCTTGGATGGTCGGCCAGACGTCTACAGAAGTCTGGTACAAAAACACCTCAACCGATTTGACCGCGTCTGACTTCATCCCCCAACAAGGTCTGGCTTTCAGCCAAGGCGGAATTGAGGGCTCACTGGTCCCTGTCCGGACACAGGCTTACCTTGTTGCAGAAGACGGTATAGTGTATCAGATTGTCGGAGGACCGCGCCGTATTTCAACCAACGGTATCGAAGAACGCATTCGACTGGCAAGAGCAGCAGGAGATTTCTAATGTCACAAATTTGGATGGATGGTTTTGACCATTACGGAGGGGACGAAGCTCTCATGCTCGACGGCGCGTGGGCTGAAGTTCTCGGCACAGGCGCAACTCTGGCGGCACCTTCTTTTGGCGCGCGAACAGGGACTTTCTGCCTTCGAAGCAGGCAGAATACGTCGAATGACAACTTTTTTCGCAGGGTTTTAGGCGCCGACTTCGACACGCTTTTTGTCGGGTTTGGTCTGTATCTCAGTAAGATACCCAACGGTGCAGACGATTTTTACCCCATTCAGTTCCGTACAAATACAAATACAAAAATCGCCACAATGACCATTCGGTCAGATGGTGGTCTTGCATTCAGGAGTGATGGCAATAGCGGCACCATTCTTGGACAGACTACAGGACCCGTGCTCGTGGCAGGGTCCTGGCAGTTTGTAGAGGTCGGCATTTTTCGTAGTGATACCGTCGGGACTTTTGAGATACGTGTGGGCGGTGTAACCGTTCTCAGTTTGTCAGCACTCGATTTGGGTCTGCTGGATATCGCGCAGCTTGTTGTCAACGGGAACGATTTGCCCGGCACCACAGCCAACGTGTATATGGATGACCTGATTGTCAGAGACGAAACCGGAACAACGAACAACACATTTATGGGCGACCTGCGGGTTGCTACGCTCCAGCCAGTTGCCAACGGTGCAGCGCAGGGCTGGGCCACACGCTCCATTCAGAAACTTGATATTGGCGTCATGGACTTCCTTGATGACACCAATGCTGACAAAGGTCTTTCATATTTGGATGACGCAGTGTTTGAGGTTGGGTCTGGCGACTTCTGCCTTGAAGACAGTATCCGGTTTACTGACACGATTGGAGACGATGACTTTGTTACGCTCTTCAGCAAATGGCGTGAAAGCACAGATGAGCGCTCATGGCGTTTGATCCTCAACGGTGCAAACCTTGGTGGCAATCTGGTATGGCAGACCTGTACTGATGGTCTGGCTACTGATGTTGTGGACGTAATATCCTTCCCGTTTGTACCTATCCCCGACAGGTGGTATGACTTCGCAGTTGACAGAGAAACTGGCGTACTGATGCTGCTTCAAGATGGTGTTCAGCTCGGCGTAGATACCGTTGATGTCAGGGCATACCATGACAATGCAGCTTCACTGTTTGTCAACGGAAGCCAGAACGGTATAAACTCTACTATTGATGACGAAAGTGTTAACGGCTGGATGGATGGTTTTAGGTTCACAGTTGGTTCCTCACGTTACCGCGCCAATTATACACCTGCCACAGCTGCGTTGCCAGCTGATCTGGGCGGCGACCCTCTGTACGACTTCGTTGAGCTTCTGCTGAACTTCGACAACGCGCTCAACATTGATGAGAGTGCCAACGCCTTTTCAGGTACGTTGATGAACGGAGCCGCAATCCTGTTCCCTGCAGACAGCATCGCTTACCAGACGATCAATGAACTTACCCCTGACGACAACAATTTCGTCGAGGCTTCTCTGGTCCCTGCAGAAGGTACACTGACATTCACTGACCAACCTCTCGACACGGAGACAGTGACCCTCGGAGCGACAACCTACATCTTCCAGACTGTTCTGGTGGACGTGGCAGACAACGTCCTTATTGGCGCCACAACTGCAGACAGCCTTGACAACCTCAGAGCAGCTGTCAACCACGAGGCGGGGGAGGGCACCCTGTACGGCACGGGGACGGTTGCGAACTTGTCTGCGGCCCTGTCAGACCTGCCCGGCGACCAGCTTCTTGCAACGGCTCTGACGGCTGGTACGGCTGGCAATACGATCACTTCGACGGAGACACTGACAGACGGGGCATGGTCGAACGCGACGCTTCTGGGAGGTCTCGACATCCCCACCTTCAGCGACTTCGTGGTTAGCGCTCTACCTGCCGAAGTCACGGGTATTCGGTCTGTCGCTATCGTTGGCCGGAGCCGCAAGACAGACGGCGGAGCCTCCGAGCTTACGCACTCCTTCGTCACGTCCGATCTTTCTTCCGCAGCCGGTGTTGCGCATGTCATGACGCTCTCACCCGTTTACTACGAGGACACTTATGAGCAGGACCCGAGTACAGCTGGCAACCTGACACCGTCGTCAATTAATGGCTCAATGATACGGCTTGACAGAACACTGTAGGCTGATCAAATGGTGATACAAACCAACCAGGCGGTGATGCAGGCGGCCATAACGTCGGACGGCGTCCCTGCTACATCGCAGGCTGTCATGCAGGCGGCCACGGTCGAGACAACGACGGGCGCGAAGACATCGCATGTTGCGATGCTGGTTTCGTTCGCACCACCAGGGACGCGTAATGTGAGAACATCCGAAGCTGTCATGCTGACTGGCACAGCTGCAGACCCGGCACCTGCACAGACGTCTATGGCGGCGATGCTCGTCGCGTACAGGACAGGCTCTATCGAGAACCTGAAAGTCCGTGCATGGACTTATTCGCTGGATGGGCACACATTCTATGTTCTGACGCTCGGGGAGCAGGGCACCTTCGTATATGATGAAAGCACACAGCAATGGGCCAAGTGGCAAACTGCAGGACTTTCCGGATGGAACATGGAGATCGGCACAGTCTGGAAGGGCAGGATCATCGCCGCCGACCAGGCAGAGCCTACGTTATGGGAGCTTGATCCTCTCAGCTTCATTGACGACGATTTCAAACCGCAGACACGCGTTGTCACCGGAGCCCTCTCAATGCGTAACAGGGCCATGATCCCGAACTACGCTTTCAGAATTACTGCGTCTTTGGCTGATGTCGATGTTCCGCTTACGCTGCCTGAGACGGAGCCGACTATAACGCTTGAAATCAGTGACGACCAGGGCAAGACATTCCAAAGCATGGGCTCAATTGTGCTCGACTTGAACGACCCAAAACAAGAGCTGGCGTGGCTGTCCCTTGGGACAATGGAGCCGCCCATGCGTGTCTTTAAGGTCACTGACCTCGGGGCCGTTGCCCGGATCGACGGCGGCGACGCTGAAGTGGGTGAGGAGGGTTCCTGATGGTGGGCAACGTCCTCGACCCTCTTGTCAGTACAGAGCAGATCGTCAAAAAAGACGGTACGCCTACGTCGTATTTCCTTCGTAAGTGGCTCGAACAGAGAGGCATAAACGAAGACACTGAAGGGTTCGGCACTGCGATAGATGCGCTTGAAGCAGCTGTGGTTGCGATTCAAGGCATCAACCTTATCGCAGGCACTGGCTTGTCAGGCGGCGGCGACCTCTCAGGACCTGACAGGACATTCAACCTCGAAGATACAGCTGTCACGCCTGGCTCATTTACCAGCGCTGATATTACAGTAGACCAACAAGGCCGACTCACTGCTGCTGCGAACGGCTCTGGAGGCGGCGGAGGCGGCGGAAGCCTTGAGTTCATTTCGGCCAATACAGTCGCCATGGCGGGTGATAAAGAAATAGACTTTGCCATTCCCGACACACACAACCAGTACAGAATAATCATAAAAGGTTTACAAGGCCCCAGCAGCGTTGAGATACTGGCTAGAATGTCTGCAGACGGAGGGGTCACGTTTGAAAGCGGCGCCGCAGCATATAAAAACAGCCACGACAATTCCGACAGTAACATCGGTCTTTCAGACGGCACAAACCCCGGCGCTGGCAGACCGTTTTTAGGCACCTACGACATGTTCGTTGACCACTCTGGCGTAGTGCAATTCAACCTTGTCGGGCAAATTTTTTCCTCAAATTCAGGTGGCACTAATTTATCCAATAATGTTGGGGGGTTCCCGCAGAGTGGGTATAATTCTGGAGACTTCACAGTTGACTTCATGCGCGTATTTGTAACTGCGGGAGATTTGGACGATATAACTGTCCTTCTCTATGGATATTCAGAGTGATCCGAAAAGCAACAACAGAGGACCTCAACTACCTCGTCAACCACCCTCTCATTCGACCACACACAGGGTTCCCAGACGACGGCCTAATCAGCATGGATGTCGTCTTACTCAACCCCTGTAACATTGGGTTATTAGACGGAGATATAGGCGGGATGTTGTTCGGGTCAGAGGGTGAGCACGAGTTCTCGTGCCACTTCCTGTTTATTCCGGGATCTGGTGGCTTCCTTATCAAGGAAACTGCAAGAGCTATGCTCGACCAGATGTTTACAAAGTATGGCGCTCATGTTATCAGGGGATATCCGCCTCGCGACAATCGCGCAGTGCGCTCTATAGGAGTCGCACTTGGCTTCAAGAAAATCCCAAAGTCTGACTTTATTGATGATTTAGGGCGTCCATGCGACGTCTATGAGCTGAGGAAAACGGATGGCTAGTTTGATCCCTGTAGGCGCCGCGATTGTTGGAGGGCTGTTTAGTAAGAAAGCCAAAGACAAGGAAGCCTCGCGTATTGGTACAGCGACACGGGCAGGCACAGCACAACTCGCGCCCTTTCAGGGGACGGGCGTGTCAGCTAATCAGGCTCAGGCTAATCTACTCGGTCTGGGTGACGACGCAGCAGGCGATGCAGCGTTTCAAAGATTTCAGGAGTCAAGTGGTTTTCAAAGCCAACTCCGGGCAGGTAGCCAGGCGATCACTGGCAATCAGGCAGCCAGGGGGCTGTTGAGCAGTGGGTCGACGCTGAAGCGTTTGTCCACGTTTGGGTCGGACCTTGCGAAGCAGGGCTTCTCGTCATTCCTCGGGCAATTGGGTGGTGTGGCAAACAGAGGATTATCTGCGGCGCAAGGTTCCGCTCAATTGATAACGGGTGGCGGAGTACGCGAGGCCGGTGCAAGACAGGAAGGTACTGCGGGAGCAATATCTGGTTTCGGCCAGGCTTTCGGAGGCTTGGGAGATGCTGCAGGCGAATTCGCAGAGAGCACTGGGCGCGGTTTCTCCGACCTTGCCATGTCATTCATTTAAGGAGGTTACCCCGTGGCTCTCAACCCCTTCCAGCAAGGTCAGCAGTTCGCATCGGCTCAAGCAAAGCGTCAGCTTGATCTTGACGCTGGCCGTCGTCGCGAACAAGGTATTGCAGCCCTTGCCTCTGAGTTCGGTGAAACCGCCCTTGCTCCTGCTGAACGGACGGCCATCGAAGGCTCAGAGCGAGCTGAGAGGCGTGCCGTCTCCGACGCAGAGCAGCGTATACTGACCAATAAGCGCCTTGCCAAGTCTGACGCAGATATTGAAGAAGACCGCGTCGTCGCTGAGGCTGCTGCAGAGGCCGAGCGTAAGCGTATTGCCCAACTGCGTAGTGTCAGCCTCATCGAGAAGGTACAAGCTTCTGGCGGCGACCTGCCAGCACTATTCCAGAAACTTCCCCAGATGCACGAGCTACTTGGTCTCGCGCCGGAGCAGGTCGGTGGACTAGGCCAGTTCATTGAAGAAAATCCCGACCTCGTTCCAGGCATCAAAGCTGCTCTGGCCAAGAAGGGCGGCAAGACAAATCGCCGCGTCGTGCGGACAGTCGAGGGTCAGAATGCAGGGGAAGATGCACGCTTCTTCAACGTCTTCAGTGACGGGACAATCGAGGAAGTCTCTGATGTAACGCCTCTGAAGGACAGGCAGCTGGATCTGTCCGAAGAGCGTAACGTCATTCGACGCGCGCCGTCGCAGGGTGCTATTGCTCAGGCCAGGGCGGAAGGTAAGTCGAGAGGCGAACTGATCGCTGAAGGCTTCCCGCTGTCCGCGCCCGCAATCGCCAAACAACTGGCCACGTTCCGCACGCAGAAGGCAGGAACAGACAGAACCCTGACCGCGTTGAAAAAAGCCAAAAAGCAGGCAGGCTTCTTGTCCTCTGGTTTCATCGGAGGAGTTACCAAAGCTATTCCCGGCACGCCAGCGCACGACCTTGAACAAACGCTGCTCCCGGCTGTGTCTCGCGCCTTTGTAGAGAACCTGCAAAATATGCGTGAGATGTCAAAAACGGGCGGCGCTGTTGGTAATGTGTCCGACGCTGAAGGCTCCCGCCTGGCCGCTCTGGACGTGAGCCTGGAGGTTGGTCAGCAAAAGGAACAAATGATCGCGTCTATCGACATCATGATCGAAGCGATTGAGACGTCACAGAAAAACCTCCGAGCAGCCTTCGCAGAAGACCAGGCCTCACGCGATGCTTTGGACGAGCGGGAAGCGAGCGCCGTAAATAGCCGCGAAGACGAACTGAGCGCCAAGTATAATCTAGGAGCCCAATAATGGCACTCACAGAAGACCAGCTTCTTTCCGGGCTTGACCAGGCAGATGCTGCAGGAAACGCTGAGGACGCTGAATTCTTTGCAAACGAGCTTCGCAGCCGCCGCGCGAAGGGGGGTCAGCCACAGGTCGTCGCCGACGTTCCTCTCGATGGCGACGATCAGGCTGACCCAACCCCTCCCCCGGAAGCGACCATAGTAGCCGGTATTGAGCTGACGCCCGAGATGACGGCTGAGTTCGTTGCGGGCAGCAAGATTGCTGACCCTAAAGAACGCAGCCGCGCACAGGCTGAGTTCAATGGGCGTTTGAGATCCGCTGCCGGTGAGGGTGGTGCAGGCGAAGGAATCATAAATGCGTTCACGCGCACGTTCGACATCTTCGGCGTTCCATCAGCTGCCGGTGCTGCAATTGGCGGGCTTATCAACGACGACTTGTCTATCACGGACGCCATGGCCGGGCAACGTGCCTTCTCTGACGCGCAGAGGCTGAAGTTTCCCAAAAGCTCATTTGCTGGTCAACTGACCGGGGATATTATCGGCGGCGGTCTTATCGTCAAAAAAGGCGCCCAGCTGGTCGGCAAGTTCGGGGGTAAAGAGGCACTCAAGAAAGCGACTGTGTTCACCAAAAAGGGTGGCTTCGGAAGCTTCGCAGCACGCGTTACAGGGGCCGCTGCTGTTGGTTCCGCTGAAGGGGCCATCACTGACGGCTTGCAGCGCGGCGAGCCCATCACAGGGGCCATGATTGGCCTTCTGGCGCCTGTTGGTGGCGAGGCACTCCCTCTTCTGGGTAAGGTCATTGCTGCTGTCCTGCCGGGTAGGGTCAAAGCTCTGGTGAGGGACCCTGCGACCAAAGGCCTGAGCATCCTGGCCGACACTATAGGTGAGACAAAGACAGAGATGATGCGCCGGTTCGAGGAGTTCAGCATCATCTTTGGCCGCCCGCCCGCTATCGCAGAGATTACCAACCGCGAGGCTGCTCTTGAGCTGCGCAAGATCATCACGGACAGCACAACGTCCAGCCTGCGGGCTCGTCGAGGCATTGAGGCTCTTGATGCCCGTGTAGCTGAGGACGTCTCGCAAGGCGTCACCGGAGGCGTCAAGCCAGCAACGGTGGCCCGTCAGACAGAAGCCCGGACCCGCAAAGCCGACAAACAATTTAGCAAGGTGCATGACGAGACCTTCGAGTTCGACGGCGACGATATTGCGGATTTCCTTGAGGACGATGAGCTGAAGAAGCTTTTCCTGGGCAAGACCAGGAAGGGTATCCAGGAGCAGGCTGAGGCTTTGACTGACTTCGACACAGGTATCATCCACGGCACCATTAAGCTGGACGGTGTGACCATTAACAGGCTCCGGAAAGCTATCAACCGGAAGGCTGACCTGTCGAATCCCAGCAACAAATTCCCGGAGCATTTTGCGGACCTCGGGGAGCGTCTGAATGACATCGCTTCGGCCCAGTCCCCGGCGTATCGAAAGGCCATTGACGAGTTCCGTGTTCGAAGCAGCCGCATCGAGGGTATCGAGACTGGCCGCGCCGTGATAAAGGCCGACACG